CTGGCAATTCGTGAGTGCATCACGCATCTGACAGGGCACAAGGTACGGACAAAGCCTGTGACGATCCAAGTCCTAGCGGGTGCCATTGGGCGCCTGTTCGAGCTTGAGATCCGCATCAAGGAAGCCCAGACCGTTAACCCGGTGTACATGCAGAAGATCCACGATCAGGTGAAGGAACGACGCACAACGTCGAAGCACCACTTGGCCGGTGTGTACGGTAACGCATACGAGCAGGTAATGAAGGACTTCGCAGACTCCAAGCTCTCTGCCACTGAGGTAGTGCAGCTCGGTAAGTTCGGGGTACAGGCCTGCATGGATGCTGGGCTGGTGGTGCACATCAAGACCTTCGGATCGAAGGGCAAGATGTACTACTACGAGATGGCCGAGGAAGTCACCGAGTTCCTACACAGCTATGGGAACAAGGACGTGGCCGGTGTGATGGACAACTGCGCTGGCACCATGAGCTGCCCACCGGACCCGTGGACGAGTTTGATCGGTGGGGGCTACCTATCCCCGCGACGGAAGCAGCACGCCCCGCTGATGAGCTTACACGGCATCAGGAAGTCGGAACGGCTCCGCCTCAGAGAGCAGTTCACCGCTGAGAACATGCCGATGGTGTTCGAGTGCGCGAACTACCTGCAATCCATCCCGATGGAACTGCACCTACCCACGCTGAACCGCATCAAAGGGCTCTGGCAGCTCGGTGGCGGTGACATGGGTATACCGACTCGGTTCCCGCCTGCAAAGCCCGTGTGCCCGCTCCCAGAGACATGGAGCAAGACATCCGGGACTGAGAAGGAGCTGGAGGTATTCGGAGCGTGGAAGCGGCAGGCAGCAGCGTGGTACGATGAGAAGCGTGAGTGGTCCTCGAAGGTGCGGGAGATCGGTGGCTTCATGAAGGCCGCCAGCAAGCCACAGGGGCCGCTCTGGCTCCCGGTGTTCTGTGACACCCGTGGTCGCTGGTACTACCGCTCCAGCCCGAACCCACAGGGCTCTGACTTGAGCAAGGCGTGCCTGCACTTCCACCGGAAGAAGCCGCTCGGGAAGCGTGGCCTGTACTGGCTGAAGGTCGCAGTGGCGAACTCGTTCGGGTACGACAAAGAGCGGTTCGACAAGCGGGCCGAGTGGACCGATGAGAACTGGCACATCATTCAGAGGGCTCTAGCAGAGCCTGAGAACAACGCAGAGACATTTGGGAAGGACTCACCATGGGTAATGTACAGCGCCGCATACTGCTTATCACAGGCGCTTGCGTCGGGGAACCCGGAGACATTCGAGACTGGATTGCCGGTGCACATGGACGCTACCTGCTCCGGACTCCAGCACTTCAGTGCGATGCTTCGAGACCCGACGGGTGGCCGGTACGTGAACTTAATCGACGAGACCTTCGTCGGGCCAAAGCAGGATATATACAGCCGGGTGGCTACCAATACCGTAGCTGCCATTAAGCGGGATCTTGAGTCAGCAGACGAGACGATCAGGCTGTACGCTGCTATATGGCTCAGCGTGGATCTACCTCGGGATCTGGCCAAGACTCCAGTTATGACGTACGTGTACGGGGCGACACTGCGCGGAACGTCTGAGTTCGTGCAGGCATTTGCAGAGAAGGAGTGGGGCGCCGCCCTGTTCCCGGAAGGTGTGTCAGCGTACCGTGCGAGCATGTACCTCGCGAAGAAGCTGTTCCAAGGCATTGGCGCCACCGTCCCGGCCTCCGAGGCTGCGATGCACTGGCTGCGCCAAGTAGCCCGCCAGATGCCGAACGGGAAGCGCATGGAGTGGCCTACTCCGACCGGCTTCCTTGTGCAGCACGACTACCAAGGCTTCGATGAAATCAACGTGTACCTTCGTTCCTGTGGGACGAGGGAGGCTTTAGTGCGGGAGTTCAACGACAGCACGAACCCTATGGCCATGCAGAACGCCATCGCCCCTAACTTCGTGCATGCCCTCGACGCCTCCCACCTGACTATGGTGGGGTTGGAGATGAAGCGCCTAGGGTACGACATCCTAGCCATCCACGACTCCTTCGGGACTCACCCAAGCGACGTGGACGAGATGCACCGGGTCATCCGTGAGCAGTTCGTTAAGCTGTACCAGAACGATGTCTTAGCAGACTTCCTATGGGCAGTAGGCGCTGAGGGTGAAGTCCCCATGAAAGGCCAGCTGGATCTAGACCAAATCCTGACCTCCGAATTCTTCTTCTGCTAGAAGCCGGATATAGTGGAAAGAAGAGATATAAATAGAATAGATATTGTATTAATACTTCCTTTAATAAATATGGATATTAATAGGTAATCTCTACAGATATTAATGCCTCTTCTTGAAGCCGGGTATATTGGTACATCAAACGAACATGGATGACCTATGAAACCTACACAGCTAAAGGTGGAGTTCACGCAGCGCCAACTGGATTACTTGGACAAGATGTTCCCGGAGCATGTCGGTACACCTGACACCTCCCACGAGAAGTTCTTGTACCATGCAGGCCAGCGAAACGTAGTGGCTACGCTGAAGCAATCGCTACAGAAGGAGCAGCCCTGAATGGGATTCTTCAAAAAGATTCGAAAGGTGGCAGCCAAGCTCGACTTGGGCCACCAGTACGGCAAGAAGATGGGTCTACCAGATCCGTCTGGTGACCTGTTCTACGGTTCTGATAAAGCGCTGAGCCCTGCGGAGTTAGCCCAGAAGAATGCCGAGGCGCAGGCTAAGCAGCAAGCAGATGCACAGAACCAAGCAGCAGAGCAGGCAGCTCTGGCCCGGCAGCAGGCAGAGCAGCAGGCGCAGCAGATGGCTCTGATGCAGGCTAACTTCCAGACGGACCTGAAGGGTGAGAACCTGAACTCGGTTATCGCTGGAGGCACGGCTGACATGGCATCGGCTGAGGCTGACCCAGCCAAGCGTAAGAAGGCGTCTGGCCTGTCCAGTACCCTCGGGTTGGGCTGATGGACTACTCTAACCGTATCTCTCACAAGCAACGCTTCGGCAAGTACAGGGATGACACGGTAATCCAGAAGGCTATCAAGATGGCCCACTGGACGCTCCCCCAGCTGATGGCCGACCTCTCCCTATCCCTGAATGGTACACAGCATATACTGGAACGGGACTACCAAGAGGTTGGCGCACTGCTGGTGAACAACTTGGCACCTAAGCTGGCGGCCATGCTGTTCCCGTCGTCCCGTCCCTTCTATAAGATCGACGCCTCTGACGCGCTGGTGAAGGCCGCTGAGGGTAAGGGTATGACTAAGGTCCAGCTGACGAGTAACTTCGCCCAGCTGGAGCAGAAGTCGTGCCAACGGATCTTCCTGAACGCCTCGTACGCTCAGCTGATCCAACTGCTGCGGCATGTGATCGTCACTGGCACTGGCCTGATATACCGCGACAGCAAGGCAGGGAAGTTCGTCACGTACGGGCTACAGTCCTTCTCTTGCAAGCGCGACGGTCAAGGCACCCTGCTCGATACTGTGATCCGAGAGTACACGCACATCGAGGCACTGAGCCCCACGGTTCAGACTGCCCTGCGGATGGCGCACCGCTCCCGGTATGCACGTACCGACGACTGCCCGCCAGTAGAACTTTACACCCGCATCCAGCGTAAGCAGGGTGCCAGCGGTAAGGTGTACTACGAGGTGACGCAGGAAGCAGACGAGGTGCCAGTAGGCACTACAGGTCTGTACCCGGAACTGCTGTGCCCTTGGCAGGTAGTGACGTGGAGCTTGATTGCCGGTGAGAACTATGGCCGTGGGTTGGTTGAGGACTTCGCTGGCGGTTTCGCTAAGTTGTCTGATGGCTCCCACGCTGCGGCTCTGTACGGCATCGAGCTGATGAAGGTGGTGAACCTTGTAGCACCCGGTATGGGTGCCGACATTGACGAACTGGCTAATGCCGAGTCCGGTGAGTACGTGCAGGGCGCCCCCGGTGCTGTGAGTGCGTACGAGAACGGAGACGCCACTAAGCTACAGGTCATGCGTGCAGAGCTGGAGGCGGTTATCACTAACCTCTCCCGTGCGTTCATGTACAAGGGGAACACCCGTGAGGCAGAGCGCGTCACAGCGTTCGAGATTAAGCAAGACGCGCTGGAAGCTGACAACGTACTGGGTGGGGCATACTCCACACTGGCCGCTGGTATGCAGGTGCCGTTTGCCCACATCCTGCTCACCGAAGTAAATAGCGACATGCTGGAAGGCATCGTCTCGAACACGGTAGAGCTAAACATCGTTGCCGGTATCCCGGCTCTCGGTAGGGCCACTGATGTCCAGAACCTGATCCTTGCGGCGCAGGATGCAATCGCTATCATTAACCCGCTGATCCAGACGGACAAGCGGATCGACGGCCAGAAGATCATGGACATGATCATGGCCGGGTCATCGGTAGACACTAGTCTGATCTACAAGTCAGACGAGCAGCTGGCAAGCGAGGCTAAGGCTTCAGCCCTACAGCAGCAGGGTCAGAACCAGATGATGGACGCAGCCTCCGCAGGCCAAGCGACCGACACACTCCAATCTATCCAAGGGAATTAAACCATGACTGAACAAGTACGCATCCCAGCAGGCACCATCCCACAAGCCCCACAAGGTCCGGGTGCCGCTGTGCATAGCCGTGAGGGTCAACACCAGATCCCGAACGCTGCCGATGCCACTAATGGTTTCGTGTCGCAAGTGCCTGCTGCACCAGCACCGCAGTACCAAGCCCCAGCAGCCGCCCCGGCCCCAGTAGACCCAACCATCGCGGCCTTACTGGCAGCCTTGTCCGGCCCTTCTCCAGCCCCAGTATCGGCCCCAGCAGCTCCAGCGTACGCCCCATCGGCCTCGGCTGATCCGGTAGTATCCAGCCTGAGCAATATCCTAGCCGGTTCCGGTGTTGATGTGCAACGTGCAATCGCCAAGGCAGTAGAGTACGGCGATGCTTCCCTGATCGACAAGGCGTACATCGCCTCCGTTGGTGGTGCTAATGCTGCGCACCTTACCCAACTGGCTGCTTCCCTCGTGGAGCATACGGGTCGAGAAGGTGAGGCTGCTGTAGCCTCTGCCTATGCAATGGCAGGTGGTCAGGCGAACTGGCATGCAGCTGCTGCTGTGTTCAACCAATCGGCCCCGGCGCACATGAAGGCTGTGATTGCCCAGATGGCAGACTCCGGCATCCGCGCTCAGTCTGACGCCGCTGCGAAGATGGTCGTCGAGTTCGCCAAGGGTAACGGCGGTCTGGTACAGCCTGCTGGCCTCATCACCGGCCAAGCTGCGCCGGGCGCTGAGGCTGCTCTGTCGAAGGACCAGTTCCAAGACGAACTCCAGAAGCTGGATCGCAACTCCCGGACCTACGAGCAAGAGCGTGGCGTGCTGTTTGGCCGTCGCAAAATGGGCAAAGACATGGGCCGCTAAGCCCAGCCCTTTGAAGCCGGATATAATGGTAGGAGAAACGACACCGGAAGTGGTCCCTCGTTTCTCCCAGCCATCCCTCATTAATGCAAGGAGCTACACACATGGCTGGAACCCCAGAATACAACGCTAGTGCCCTCACCCGTGATTGGTGGGCTGGTGCTAACGCCGACCAAGACATCCACATCGAAGCCTACGAAGGCGACGTAGAGGGCTCGTTCAAGGTCGAGTCGATGTTCCGCAGCATGAACCTCACCCGCTTCAAGTCGGTGATGAACCAGTCGAACACTTGGCGCGGTGACCGCATCGGTGCGGCTGTTGTGAAGGGCCGCAAGTCCGGTGAGAAGCTGGACGGCGCCCGCATTGCGAACGACAAGTTCCTCGTAACCGTGGACACCACCTCGTTCATCCGCACCCCATTCGACTACCAAGACGACTGGACCGCTCCTGACTTCCAGTCGGAGTACTCGGCTGAACACGGCTCGGCACACGCTAAGGCGTTCGACGAAGCCCACATCATCACCCTGATTAAGTGCTCGGCCTTCGTGGCCCCGACTCACTTGGCTGGCTCGTTCAAGAACGGCCTGAAGGCTACCACTACCGGCCTGAACGCCGCTGTAGCGACTGCCACCCAGACTGCCGATGAAGTGAAAGCTAGCATCATCGTGAAGACCCACAAGGGCTTGCTGAAGGAGTTCGTTAAGCGCGACCTCGGTGGTTCCCTGAAGGCTAACATCACCTTGATGAACCCGGACATCTTCGATCTCTTGCTGGACGAGAAGAAGTTGATGAACGTGGACTACCAAGGCGGCAACGGCGACAATGACTTCGCTGCCCGTCGTGTTGCGTGGCTGAACGGCACCCGCGTCATTGAAACCCCGCGTTTCCCAACCGGCGTCATCACTGACCACATCCTCGGCGCAGACTTCAACGTCTCGGCTGCCGAGGCCAAGGCTGCCTTCATCATCTTCAACCCGGCTAAGGCTCTGGTGACTGTCGAGGCTAAGTCCATGACTGTTCATAAGTGGGACGACCCACAGCACTTCCAGTCGGTGCTCGACACGTACTGCATGTACACCGTCGGCCAACACCGCCCAGATGCGGTGGCTGTCGGCTTCACTGAGTAATCAGTAACTAAGAGGGAGGATGGGCCATTACGGCTTGTCCTCCCTTTTTTTTGGGCTAAAGAAACCATGGATCTATTAAAAGCAGTGAACCTGATCTTGCCCGCACTGGGCGAGCATCCTGTTACGCGAGTGGATGTGAAGCACCCGACACTAGCAGTGATCCTGCCTGTGATCGACTCGAACGTGGACATGACCCTTATGCGGGGTTGGTGGTTCAACGAGTTCCCAACGACTCTGTACCCTGACAGCGAGGGCGGCATCGCCATCCCCACCGACACCTTGGCATTCATCCCAGACGAAGGGCAGCCGGGTACAGTGCGGAACGGTGTGTTGTTCAATACCACCACCCTCGACTACCTGTGGACGAAGCCAGTACCCGGCACCATCCAACTACGGATGGCCTTCGAGGAACTACCGGAGTCGGTTGCCACGTACGTGTTCTACACAGCGCTGGTGCAGATCTACCTAGTCGACATCGGCCTTGAGTCGGTAGTCGGGGAGTGGAAGCAAGTGGCAAAGACTGCGGAGTTTCTAGCCGCGAACGAACACCTACGGAACATGAGACACACGACCCGGAAGTCTGGGCGCTATGCTCGGCTCCGTTCAGCAATGAGGTCGTAACATGAGTGGATACGAGGGTGCGTACAGCACCATCCTGCAAGGGGTATCGCAACAGCTGCCAAAGCTACGGTTAGTTGGGCAGGTGACGGCACAGGATAACATGGTGTCAGACATCGTAACGAACGTCCGCCGCCGCCCCGGCCTTACCAAGAAGTTCCACTACGCTATGCCGGGGGAGGACACTGACAGCGTACGGGCGTGGGAGACAGACATCGCAGGGCAGCGTGCGCATGTGTTCGTTGGGGTACGCACAGGTAAGCTGCTGGTCATGTCGGAAGACCTCACCACTATGCGGTACGAGACGACCAGTGCGTACCTCCAAGCCAGCGCTGCTCAGGACATCCGAGGCACGACAGTAGGGGACGAGTTCTTCTTCCTGAACGTGACGAAGCAGCCAGCACTAGGTGCGCCATCGGAGACCCAGAGTTCACCTGACACCCTAGGCTTCTACTACATCAGGGCAGGGGCCTTCTCGAAGACCTACACAATCACAATCACAAATGCCTACGGGGCTATTAACCTCACATACACCACCCCGAACGGGACCGGTGCAGGTGATGCCGCAGCCTCTACGCCTGATGCCATTGCCTCCGCCTTAGCCAACTCCAACCCGGCTGGTGTGTCGGCGGTGCACATCGGGTTAGCGGCCACTGGCGCATTCGTAGGTATCTACAGTATCACGTACGCCGGTGGTGTGCTGTCTGTCGTGTCCCCATCAGGGTCCACGTACTTACAGTGCTCGAACGTATCCAAGGTGCGTACAGAGTCGGACCTACCGCAACTGCTACCGCCAGCGTGGAACGGGTACGTAATGTCAGTTGGGGAGCAGAGGCTGCTAAGGTACTACAAGTACAACGACGCACGTAAGGAGTGGCTAGAGTGCGGTGTGTGGGGTAGTCCCGCCTCCTTGACCAACATGCCACCAAGGGTCACATACGTAGGCGGTGTATGGTCTTTCGCCCAGCCAGCATACGAGGGGCGTTTAGCCGGGGATGAGGATTCAAATCCTAGTCCAGTATTCTGTACGACCCGCAAGCCTTCTGGGTTAGCGGCATTCCAGAACCGCCTAGTGATCCTATCAGGGTCTACTGTGTACATGTCGGCTAGTACAAACCCCCGTAGGTTCTTCCGCTCGACAGTTACGAGCTTGCTCGATAATGACACTATCGCAGTTGGCTCAAGCGCTAACAGTTCGGCTGAGTACCAGTACGCTGTCCCGTTCCAGAAAGACTTGCTGCTGTTCTCTCGGAAGTACCAAGCGCTGATCCCTAGCGGGGGTAACGCCGTTACACCACGCACCGCGACAGTCCTACTCACCTCTGCATACTCAGTGGACACACTATCTGAGCCTGTACCGGTAGGCCGCACGCTACTATTCTCCGCCCCACGGTCCTCAGACTACTTCGGGTTCATGGAGATGGTGTCCAGCCAGTACACGGATGCTCAGTACGTGGCGAACGATGCTACGGCCCACCTACCTAAGTACATGGGTGGGCAGTGCAGATTCGGTGTGGCTTCGTCGGTGGCTAGTATGGTGATGTTCGCCCCTAGCCGGGATAGGAACTCCCTCGTGGTGTACGAGTACAGCTGGGACGGGGACACGAAGGTGCAGCAGTCTTGGCACACTTGGCGGTTCAAATACCCAGTGGCCTCGGCCTACTTCTCGAACGAGGTCATTAACGTGATCTTCATTCAGAACGGTCTACTGGTAGGCTGCACGATGGATCCACGGCAGGGTGCCCTGAACTTCAGCAGCTCCCGTAGACCGTTCCTCGACTTCAACGGGGAGATCAACGTGGTGGATAACGTATGCACTGTGCCGTCGTGGTTGACTACATTCGACCCAGATGCTATTGCGAGTCTAAAGCTGTCGGTTAGCACAGGCCCGCTGGCAGGAGAAGAGGTCGGCATCGCCGGCCACGTAGGTAACGTGATCACCACAGTTAGGTCATTCCCATCGGGGTTGGTGAGCTTCGGGTTCCCGTACCGCTCCCTCATGAGCCCGACGCCACCAATTGCCCAAGACCACAACGGGATCAAGATCGAGTCGGCTAAGCTCACGGTACTCAGGTTCGGGATATCTACGCAGAACTCCAGCGAGTACATGGTGCAGGTCACGGACAACACTAGCCTTGATGCGGACGTACTAGACCAATCCACACTTCGGTTCTGCTCTACTGAGCTGGAGCTAGGGCAGGCCCGGTACGGCGTAGCCTCTAGGGCTGTAATCCCCGCACGGACGAACGCCGACACGACTACCCTCATGATGTACACAGAGGGCACAGGGGAGCTGAACTTCACCGGCCTAGATTACACAGGTCGATTCAATACACGCATCAGAAGGAGATAACCCGTGGTTTGGCCATTGATTGCAATGGCTGCCATGTCGATGATGTCTCAGAACAAGCAAGCTGCCGGGGCCGCAGACGCGGCTGG